CGACCTAGAACGCATCGCCAACGCCGACCGTGACAGCGCCCGCAACCGCGAGGTCGCGGCGAAGGATTGGACCCCGCGCATTTTGGCTGGGCTAATCACAGCGGGGTACTTCGGCGCCCTGTTCTACATGCTGCAAAACGGCTTGCCGCAGCACGGCGGGTCTGAGGCCTTGTTGATCATGCTGGGCACTCTTGGCACGGCTTGGGGCGGCGTTGTAGCGTACTACTTTGGCAGCAGCGCCGGCAGTAAAGAGAAGACCGACGTGATGAATAGGATGGCTCGCAGGTGATCACTTCCAAGTTAATGCAGGGTTTGGGTTGGACCGATCCGGTCGAATGGGCCGCGGTGCTGAACGACGCCTGCGACCGGCACGGCATCATCACGCCCAAGCGCATCGCCATGTTCCTGGCCAACACGGGCCACGAGAGCAACGGCGGCCGCGCCATCCGCGAGAACCTGAACTACAAGCCCTCTGCGCTGGTGGCGCAATGGCCCAAGTACTTCTCGCCCGAATACGCCGAAGAGGTGGGCCGCACGGACGCGCATCCGGCGGATCAAAAGGCCATTGCCGAGGCGGCCTACGGCGGGCGCATGGGGAACAAGAACCCCGGCGACGGCTGGCGCTTCATCGGGCGCGGGCTGATGCAGACGACCGGGCGGTACAATTACGAAAAGCTGGCGCAGACCATGGGTATGCCGGTAGATGATCTGCCAAGCTGGATCGAAACCAAGGAAGGCGCCGCCGAGAGCGCGGCGTTCTACTGGGCCGCCAACGGCTGCAACGAACTGGCCGACGCTGACGCGCTGGACAAGTGCCGGCAGCGGATCAACGGCGGCCTGATCGGCATAGTGGACGTGCGCGAGCGGTATGTTAAGGCGCTGGGCTTGTTGACGTAAGCAGTTCCCGCCGCTCGCGCATGGCGCGGAGCGCGGTGAACCGCTGGTGCATACGGATCATCAGGGTGGTGCGGCGCTCGCCCTGACGTTCTTCTTCAATCAGGTTGGCCAACTCGTCTTCGCGCAGGCTGCTCAACCGGGCGTTCAATTCCCGCCAGTTCATTCTTTCGGTCCCTTCAGTTCGTCCAAGGCCATGTCTGATATGGCGCGTTTGTCATAAAGCCCGGCCCATATACGCTCGTCAATGGTTTTGTTGCAGAGCAGGACATAGACCCAGACCGGCGCGGTCTGGCCGCCGCGGTGCAGGCGCCCGACGACCTGCTCGTACAGTTCGAGCGACCACGGGATCGACATCAGCACCATCTTGTTGCCGCCATACTGGAGGTTCAGCCCGTGCCCGGCCGACTTGGGGTGGATCAACAGCAGTTCAACCTTGCCGGCGTTCCACCGGGCGATGGCGTCGGGGTCGTCAATCGTCACGGCATGAGGGTAGCGCCGGCGCAACTCGGCCAGTTCTTCCTTGTAATTGTAAACGACGATGGTGTTGTCGCGCTGGTTGCCCTCTAAAATGTCGTGCAGCAGGTCGAATTTATGGTAAGAAAACCAGACCGCTTCCTGAATGGGCGTAAATTTTCCGGCGATCTCATGTGCTAGGCTCTGGCTATTGTAAACGAACCCGCTGGACATCTGCTGTAGTTTGCTGGTGACCGCAGCGGCTGACAGCGCCGTGATCTGCTGGCCGTCCAACTGCACCAAGAAGTCCTTCTTCATCTGCTCATACGGCAGTCGGTCGGTCATGTTGCAGCGCATCTCGACCACGTTCAGCGGCGGCAGCTTGTCTTGGTACTCGCCTGGCTCCAGTACGAATGTGGCGGGGCGGATGGCGTCCATGACCGCAGCCAGCGCGTCCCTGCGCGGTGCCCACTCGCCGTATTCGCGGTTGATGCAGACGAAGTACTTCTGCATGAAGGCGCCCTTGGACCGGCCCAGCAGCGCCTGGTCGACCATTTTGCACTGGCCAAACACGTCCTCAAGACCGTTGCTGGTGAAGCTGCCGGTCAGGCCCCAGCGGTACTTGAACCAGCCGATGATCTTCTCCAGCGCCTTGAACCGCTTGCCGGTGGGGTTCTTCAGCCGGGTCAACTCGTCGAACACGATGCCGTCAAACGGCCCGATCCCGCCGGGGATGCGTTCAATGTTGTCGTAGTTCGTCACCACCACCTGCGCGTCGCCGGCGAAAGCGTCCACGCGCTGCTTGGGCGTCCCGACGGCCACAGCCACCTTCATGCCGGGCGCCCACTTGGGCGCCTCGACCGGCCAGACATCCGTGCAGACGCGCTTCGGCGCCAGCACCAGCCACCGCTTGACGTGCCCGTCCGACAACATAGCCGACATGGCGGTCAGGGTTATGGCCGTCTTGCCCGCGCCCACCGGGGCTAAGATCATCGCGCGGTCGTGCGCGTAAAGGAAGTCCGCCGCGGTATCTTGGTAGGGCCTTAACCGCAATTCGTTGCCCATTGGTCCACTTGCTCCTTCGTCCAGAGGCAGGCATAACGCTGCCCCAATCGTTCCATTTCTTGCGCGAACACCTTCTGCAACGGCGCTAGGCGGCCGCCCTTGGTCTTCAACTCCACAAACCAAGTCTGGCCGTCTGGCAGGCAAACCACTCGGTCGGCCACGCCACGGTGGTTGATCGACTTGAACTTGTAGGCCACGCCGCCCATACGGACGACATGCCAGACCAAGTGCCGTTCAATTTCGCTCTCACGCATAAAATTCTTTTACCCCCAATTTAGGACTTGTGCAACAGGTTCTGTTGCGATATACGGATGCCACACACTTCGAGGGAAAGTCAAATGGCACCACATTCCAATATCGTCGGCGGGTCGACCGCCAAGCGGGTCATCGCCTGCCCGGCCAGCGTCAAGCTGGCGCAGCAGATGCCGCCCAAGCCGTCGTCCAAATACGCCGACGAAGGCACCCTGCTGCACAACATCATGGACGCGATGCTGATGGACGGCCGCAAGCCGGAAGAGTTCATCGGCACGGAATTGAACGGCGTGACCGTCACCGCAGAACTGATCGAGGCCAAGGTGGCACCGGCGCTGGCCGCGTTGGATGAAATCGACCCTGACAAGCAGATGGATTATGAATGCGAGACCATTGTGGGTTTCGGCGACGCCCTGCCCGACGTGTTTGGCTCCGCCGACCTCATCGGCCGCATTGGCAACCGCGCCATCGTGTTGGATTTCAAGTTTGGCGACGGCGTTGACGTGCCGGTGGAAGAGAACCCGCAGGCGATGTTCTACGCGGCGGCGGCCATGCGAACGCCTGACGTGCAGTGGGCGTTTGATGGCGTCGGTGAAATCGAGTGCGTCATCGTGCAGCCGACCGCTCGCGTACCTGTCAAGCGTTGGTTGACAACTCCCGACCGCATCCGCGCCTTCGAGCGCGACCTGTTCGCAGCCGTCAAGGCGGCGCTGGGGCCGAAGCCTGCCATGGCTGCCGGCGACCACTGCCGCTGGTGCCCGGCCAAGCCGATCTGCCCGCTGCTGACCGGCAGCGTCGACCGCGCGTTGCAGGCGCAGATCAAGGCGCTGGACGCGCCGCTGATCGGCGAGATGCTGACCAAGGCCGACCTGCTGGAGCAGTGGATCGCGGACCTGCGGGCGCTGGCGTTTCAGATGTTGCAGGCAGGCGGCACGGTGCCCGGCTACAAGCTGGTGCCGAAGCGCGCCACCCGGCAGTGGGTCGATCCCGAGAAGGCGCGGGCTGCGCTGGAAGACCTCGGGCTTGACCAGACAGAATTGATGGAGACAAAGTTGTTGTCGCCCGCGCAGGCCGAGAAGGTGCTGAAAAAGCACAAGCTGGCCATGCCCGGCGACTTGATTGTCGCCATCTCAACAGGTGACACGCTGGCAACCAAGGATGATCCTCGCCCGGCGTCGTTACAGATCGGCCGTCAGTTGGCGGCTGCTCTTGGTAAACTCTCGTAAAGGAACGGTAAAATGAATGAAGTCGCGAAATTCGGTAACGCTAACCTCCCCTCCGTGCAGTCGCTGGCGCAGTCCCTGCGGTCGCTGGACACCGGCGTGGCCCTTGGCAATACGGTCATCCTGAAGATGGACAAGACCGGCCATTGGGTCTTCGGCGCTGACCAGACCGAAGTGGAAGACGACAGCACTTGGGCGGTCAACCCGTTCTCCTTCACCCATGGCTACATCGCGTGGGGCGACGGTGACGTGCTGGGTGAGAAGATGGTGCCGGTATCGCATCCCCTGCCGGAACTGGAGCCTGCCCCGGCTGGTTCCAAGCGCGGTTGGGAAACGCAGGTGGGCATGTCCCTCCAGTGCATGAGCGGCGAAGACAAGGGCATGGAAGCCCGCTTCTCGACCACCTCGGTGGGCGGCAAGCGCGCCGTGCAGGTGCTGGCGCTGGCCATCGCCACGCAGGTGGAGAAGGATCAGTCCAAGCCTGTGCCGGTGGTGCGCCTGAAGAAGGAACACTACACCCACAAGTCTTACGGGCGCATCTACACGCCTGTGTTCGACGTGGTGTCGTGGGTGAGCCTTGAAGGGCCGACTAACGTGGCGGAGCCTGAAGCCGAGGCGGAAGCCGAGGAAGAGGCGCCCGCGCCTGCTGAAACGGGCCGTCGCCGTCGTCGCGCGGCCTGAGAAGGAACGGCCCTCGGCGTAAGCCGGGGGCCTTTTCAGCATGACAGCGTACTACAACGAAATCGACCCTTTCGCAGCCCAATGGCTTCGCAATTTGATAGCGGCTGGGCATATTGCAGACGGAGTTGTTGATGAGCGGTCTATTTGCGATGTGGCTCCAGCGGACGTCGCAGGGTTCACTCAGGCCCATTTCTTCGCCGGTATCGGCGTCTGGTCCCACGCCTTGCGATCCGCAGGGTGGGACGACGACCGCTCCGTCTGGACCGGCTCTTGCCCCTGCCAACCCTTTAGCGCCGCCGGTCGAGGGTGGGGCACCAGTGACGAACGGCATTTGTGGCCAGAGTTCCATCGCCTCATCGCGGAGTGCCGCCCTTCAGTCGTTCTTGGAGAGCAGGTTGCGAGCGCGCTTGGCCGAGACTGGCTCAACACTGTTCGGTCTGACTTGGAAGCATTGGGATATGCCGCCGCTGCCGCCGATCTTGGCGCGGCGAGCGTCGGCGCTCCGCACATCCGTCAGCGATTGTGGTGGATGGCCGACGCCAGCGGCATCGGACGGCAGCGGCGGCCGTATTCCGGCCGATCCACTGCGAACGAAACGAAACAGCGGGGCGAAGGTTTGCGTGACGTTGAACCACGCAGCAACAATGGCCGGCTGGGCGTCCCCACAAGCGCGGGATCACAAGGGAGCAATGAACCCTGGAAACGAGTTAACGCACAACGCCAGGCCGCTGAACGAGATGTCCCGATTAGCAACACCAACCCGCTTCACGGCTTCTGGCGAGATGCTGACTGGCTCCTCTGCCGGGATGGAAAGTGGCGGCCAGTTGAACCCGGCACATTCCCGCTGGCTCATGGGGCTTCCGCCCGCGTGGGACGCCTGCGCGCCTACGGCAACGCGATTGTCGCGCCGCTCGCCGCCGAGTTCATCGCAGCCGTGATGGACTGCCAGCCGTGATCCTCTGGCTTGATTTCGAAACCCGCAGCCGCTGTGACTTGACCAGCGCAGGCGTTTACAATTACGCGCAGGACGGCAGCACCGGGATGCTGTGCGTGTCCTACGCTTTCGATGACGAAGACGTGGTGTCTTGGTTGCCGGGTCAGCCTTTCCCTGACCGCGTGGCGCAGCACCGGGGCCAGATACGCGCCCACAACGCCGCCTTCGAGCGGCTGGTCTTCTGGTATGTCTTGGCGCCCGAGCATGGCTTCCCTGAGCCGGCGCTGGAGCAGTTCTATTGCACCGCGACGCAGGCGCGGGCCAACTGCGCGCCCGGCAGTCTGGAGGACGTGGGCCGTTTTGCCGGCGCGGGCATGAAGAAAGACCACCGCGGCGCTCAATTGATCCGCGCCCTGTCGATCCCCAAGCCTGACGGCACATTCCGCGAAGACGCGGCGCTGCTGGCCGAGATGGTGGCGTACTGCGAACAGGACGTGCGCGCCATGCGCGCCGTCAGCAAGGCCATGCGCGAACTGTCCGACGATGAGTTGGCCGACTACCATGTGAACGAGCGGATCAACGACCGAGGGGTGCTGGTGGACACCGCGCTCTGCGCTGCTGCGGTGCGCTACGCCGCCGACGAACTGGTGGAAATCCAGCAGACCGTGCGTGAGGTGACCGAGGGTGTCATCACCAGCGTCAGAAGCCCCAAGATGCGGGCGTGGGTCGAACACCGGGTGGGCGCGCAGGCGCGCAAGCTGATGACCGTCTGGAAGGACGGGGTGCCCAAGGTGTCAATTGACAAGACCGTGCGCGCCAACCTGCTGGCGCTGGCCGATGAGAACGCCGACGAAGTGCCGCCCGACGTGGCCGAGGTGATCCAGTGCGCCGACGACTTGTGGGCTAGCAGCGTGGCCAAGTTCAGCCGTGCGGCGGCGCTGGCCGACGCCGAGGACCAGCGGGTGCGCGGTGCGTTTGTCTTTGCCGGCGGCGCTGCCACAGGTCGGGCCAGCAGCTACGGCTTGCAGGTCCACAACTTCCCCCGCAAGTGCGCCGAGGCGCCCGACGACGTGCGGCAGGCCATGGTGCGGGCGCATCAGATCGTGCCGCGCTACGGCAAGCGCGTCACGGACGTGCTGAAGGGTATGCTGCGCCCTGCCCTGCTGCCATCGCCCGGCAAGGTGCTGGTGGCGGCGGATTGGTCGGCCATTGAGGCGCGCGTGAACCCGTGGCTGTCCGGTGCCGGCGACGACAAGCTAGAACTGTTCCGCACCGGCAAGGACGTCTACAAGGTCAATGCGGCTGCGACCTTTCGCGTGGGCATGGACGATGTCACCAAGGACCAGCGCCAGGTCGGCAAGGTGCAGGAGTTGGCCTGCGGCTTCGCGGGCGGCGTGGGCGCCTTCGCTGCCATGGGTCGCATCTACGGCGTCCACATGCCCGAGAGCGAGGCGCAGCGCATGGTGGACGCGTGGCGCCGGGCGAACCCGTGGGCTGTGCCGTTCTGGCAGGGGCTGGAGGCCGCCTACACCCGTGCCATGCGGAACAAGGGCCATGAGTTCAGCGCCGGGCGGGTGACGTATTTGTTCGACGGGGTGCATCTTTGGTATGCGCTCCCCTCTGGTCGTGTGCTATGCTACCCCTTTGCGAAGCTTGAAGCGGATGGGGTCACCTATGCCAAAGCCTCATGGAAGCCCGGCGCGGATGCCACGGAGTGGCCGCGCGCCCGCCTGTGGCGCGGGCTGGCCTGCGAGAACGTCACGCAGGCAGCGGCCCACGACCTGCTGCGGCACAGCCTGCGGCGGCTAGAGGCGGACGGGCAAGACGTGGTGCTGCATGTGCATGACGAAATCGTGGTCGAGACGGCAGACCCCGAGGCTACCGTCGCCGCTATGGAGCGGGCGATGTGTGTGCCACCGAATTGGGCGGGCGGCATCCCGCTCAATATCGAGGCCGAAGTGATGACGCGTTACGGGAAATGAGGAGGGAAAGATGGAGTTCATAGAGTTTCTGGAAAGCCTAGCGCCGCAGCGGGAAACGCTGCTGGTGGTCAGACAGAAGCCTGTCATGCGCGAGGGCGCGCAGGTGCTACACGCGGACGGGTCGCCGAAATACACCTGGCCGGCGTTCCTGCCGTCCAAGCGGAAAGGGGAGGGGGCCTGGTATGCGAACACCGGCTCCTTCATTCTGGAGCGGTTCAGGGACGGCCAGCCGTCGGCCTCGTCGGCAAATTGCGAATACGTCCTTGTGATGATGCTGGACGACGTGGGGACCAAGGCGAAGACGCCGCCCCTGCCGCCGACCTGGATCATGGAGACCAGCGAGGGGTCGTTCCAATGGGGCTACGCCTTCAGCGACCAACCCACCAAGGGCGAGTTCACCGCAGCCATGGACGCCATCGCGGCGGCTGGCTACACCGATCCCGGCGCGACCAACGCGGTGCGGAACTTCCGTTTACCCGGGTCGGTCAACCTGAAGCCTGGCCGTGACGAGTTCAAGGCGCGGCTGGTCGAGTTTCATCCCGACCGCGAGTTCACCCTGCCGCAGATATGCGAGGCGCTGGGTGTGGCGCCTGCCGCGGCTGACACGGCAGCGCAGCGCGCGTTCAAGCTGCGCGACACGGGCAAGGACAGCGTTCTGGGCTGGCTGAA